GGTATCTTGGTATCATTGTCATTGATGATGGGACAAAAATCAATTATCAAAATATGTGGAACATCCATGTTCGAGATACGATAGGAAATATCAAGGTTGTTAATTTGCGAGCATCCCATATTATGAGTTTATATTCTGGTATGTCGAATGATAAGTACGCACATAACACAATAAAGTACATACATCTGATGATATTTCCAGCATTGGAGATGGCGGTAGATGATGACATTATTCGTAAAAACCCTGCAAAAAATGCTTTGTCATCAGAATATGGAGAAGAGTCAAAGAAAAAAGAAGCATTAGATCTATCAGAACAGGAAAGACTTTTAAATTTCATGAACGGGAGCAATATATATAGAAAGTACATTCCGCTGATAACGATAATGTCTGAGACGGCTCTTAGATGTGGGGAACTGATCGGGATAACATTTAATGATGTTGATTTCAAAAACAAGGAACTGCATATAGATCATCAGCTGACATATAAGAATTATAAGGATGGAAACGGCTGCATGTTTCGTATTAAAAAACCTAAGACAAAAGCCGGAATACGAACAATACCATTAACAGACAGAGCGTGTGATGCTTTCCGCGAACAAAGGAAGCAGAATTTCCAAGCTGGCATATTTTGTACGTTCGAAATCGAAGGTGTAACCGATTTCGTCTTTCTTACCAAAAACGGAAGACCAATGATGCCGAGTGCTTTGAATAACGTACTATATAATATTGTAAGGAATTATAATTCTTGTACGGACGAAACCCATACCATAGAACAATTTTCATCTCATGTTATGCGTCATACCGGATGTACCAATATGGCGAGAGCAGGCGTCAATGTAAAAGCAACTCAATACGTCATGGGACATGCTCATAGCGATGTAACGATGGATGTGTATAATCATCTGAATAATAAGACGGATGTCAAACTTGAGTTTTCAAAGTTCGAAAAAAATGGTACAAAAATGGTACAGTAGACGTAAAAATAAGATTTCACAAAAAGTTCATAAACCCTGCAACCCTTGATTTTACTGGGGTTGCAAATATTTTAATAAAAAAATTAGCACTCAACACTTGACAGTGCTAACGGAAAGTGCTATAACATAGCCAGAACGAAGGAAGAGGAACAAAGAGGAAGCAAAAAGAAAGGGTTGAGCGCTTCCGGGAATGTTCCCAGACCGTCCCGGTTCCGAAAATGTTGGTTATAAACATAATGAACAGCTAGTAAGCTGAAAAAAAGGAGAGATGACTTATGTTAATGCCGAGTATTTTTGGAGAAAATTTGTTTGATGATTTCTTTAATGATTTTCCGTTTTATGATGATAAAGCCGGACAGAAGATAGAGAAAAAGCTGTATGGACGCCATGGACAGAACCTGATGAAGACCGATATCAAGGAAATGGAAGATGGCTATGAGCTGGAGATGGATCTGCCGGGATTTAAGAAAGAAGAGATTTCGATTTCCCTGGAAGATGGTAATCTGACGATTCAGGCTGCGAAGGGACTGGATGAGGACGAGAAGGAGAAAAAGTCCGGTCGTTACATCCGCAGAGAGCGTTACGCAGGTTCCTGTGCGAGAAGCTTCTATGTCGGTGATGATATAACAGAGGAAGATATCAAGGCGGAATTTAAGCATGGTATTTTGAAGATTTTTGTTCCGAAGAAAGAAGCAAAACCGGAAGTCGAGCAGAAAAAATATATTGCGATTGAAGGATAATGTAGAAGAAGCAGTCAGCCGGATTGATGGATGCAGTTGTCTGGCTGTAACATAGAAAAGAGCGCTGTGGCACTCATGAAGCAGTTTTACCAGAAATGGAAAGCCGGTTTGTGAGTGTTGCGGCGCTCTTTTTCACTATTTTATCTCTGATTAGTAGTTAATAGCTGTGATACCGATAGATCCCTCTTTGTCCAGACCAAAGGTAACTGCCGGTTTACCGGATGGATCGCCTACGATGAAACCTGCCTTGGTCAGTTCGTTGGAAGAAACATCGGCTGTCTTGACTGCCTCAATCAGCGCGTCGGTAAATACCTTGTCTGCGTCGAGAGCCATAAATTCAGTTCTGTTATTTACGACAATCCCGTCATCGATGCCGATGTAGGACGGATAGACAAGCAGCTCGGCTAAATCGTTCATATTTTTATTGGCGATGATGCTTTGAAGGGATCTGGCAAAACCACGGTAAAGTTCTGTGATTTCTTTTTCACTCAGAGTCTCGTCTTCTGCATGATCTGCATCCGTTGTCTGGGCGGTTTCTTTTTCTCTGGCAGTAGTTGTTTCGCTGGCATCGCTGCTTTCTGCTGATGTATCGTTTTCCTGTGTGGATTCAGCGGCAGTTGTTTCAGACGGCTGGCTGGAGCAGGCGGTCATGCTGGCGGCTGCGATGAGAGTGGAAACCATCAAAGTATAAATTGATTTTCTCATAATTTCCTCCATTTGCAATCAATGGACTCCCGGAAGCTTTCTGTGCTTAATGTTGTGAGA